AAGGAACAGTCAGAGAAATTGCTCTCAGAGAACGAATTACAAACAGTATTCGATTGCTCGAAGGGACATCCAGTTATCCTAAAAAAATATCTGGGTGGAGAGATTTCGCTAGAAACACTTACGATTATGGAAAAAGTTTTTTCTTTCGTAAGAGATTTCGATAAGAAACTTACGGATCCTGTATGGGAAACCGTAAGTCTTAAAATAAAAAAATATATTCCCTTCATAAATATTAATGTATACAACTACAAGAAAATTCTAAAGGAGGTTATTAATTATGGCTCTTGATAATGCTGAAGTTCTCAAGAACTTACAGGAACAATTGACTACAGTTCAACAACAAGTTGCAACGAGTCAACAACAAGTTTCAACTGGTCAGGCAACTGCATTGAGACTTCAAGGTGCGATTGATGTGCTTACACAAATTGAAGAAAGTAAAGAAGAAACTACTGAAGAAGCACCAGTTGATGGTGGTGAAGTAGTAACTGAGGGGCAGGAAGGTTAATGTCTGAATTCTTCGAGTCTGAAATTATTCGGAACGAATTAAAGGAAATTAATCAACTACAACAAGATGTTTATGGATCCATGTTATCTTTTGGTGATATGGACCGTGAAGATCAAATAGATCATATTGAGATGCTCTCAACTCTTTTAGAAAAACAAAGGGTTATGTATACTCGATTATCTTTATCAGATGATCCAAAAGCACTTGAAATGAAAAAACAACTAGAAAAATCAGTTGAACTAATGGGTTTCCCTGCAGGAACTGATATTTCTGTTTTATTTAATGGTATGAATAATACTATTGATAAACTCAAACAAGTCGTTGACTATTAAGAGTTTCTTTGTTATAATAAAACCAAATCCAATTAAATCCAAATTAATCCGAGGTAATCTATGTCGTTTGCTAATCTTAAAAAGCAATCAAAATTAGGCTCTCTTACACAAAAACTTGTGAAGGAAGTCGAAAAAATGAATAATAATGGCGGTAATGGCGATGACCGTCTATGGAAATTAGAATGTGATAAATCAGGTAATGGTTATGCCGTTATCCGTTTCCTACCTGCTCCAGATAAGGAAGATCTACCATTCGTAAAACTATACTCCCATGCCTTCCAAGGTCCTGGTGGTTGGTATATTGAGAATTCTCTTACTACTTTAGGGCAGAAAGATCCAGTTTCTGAGTTCAATACTACTCTATGGAACAATGGAACCGATGCAGGTAAAGAGACTGCACGTAAGCAGAAGCGTAAACTTACATACATCAGTAACATCTATGTTGTAAAGGATCCTGCTAATCCTGAAAACGAAGGTAAAGTATTCTTATACAAGTATGGGAAGAAAATCTTTGACAAACTAACTGCAGCAATGCAACCTGAGTTTGAGGATGAGGAAGCAATCGATCCATTTGATTTCTGGCAAGGTGCTAACTTCAAGTTGAAGGCAAAGAACGTTGCTGGTTACAGAAACTACGACTCTTCTGAGTTTACTCCTGTTACTCCTTTATTGGATGACGATGATGCACTAGAAGGACTCTGGAAGAAAGAGAACTCTCTTGCAGAACTTGTTGCTAACGATCAGTTTAAGTCATATGATGAACTTAAGACTCGTCTAAGTTATGTTCTTGGTAACAAGAAAGTCACTCAAGATGTAGAGACTATTGATGAAGATAATGATAGAGGTGAAGCAGAACAGTTAGTAACTGCTGCTGTTACATCAACACCTACTCCGTCTAGCACGGATGACGATGAAGACGATGCAATGTCGTATTTCTCTAAACTCGCTGCTGAATAACACAAGAAAGGGGTCGTAAGACCCCTTTTTTTATGGTATTGTGACGTTTGTATTTTCCGTCTTCGCTAAGTTATCATCTATTGCTCCAGATGATTGACCATATATCATTATATCTCTAAAGTCATTTAAGAACTGTTGTAAATATTCTTGTTTAAGTATGTATATACTTCGTTTTTCTTCATTTAATTTAGTTTCATAGGTATAATTAGATATCCCTGTTCTAACATCATTTCCTTTTACTATTACATTAATGTTATTATCAGTATATTTAAATTCAAAGTCAGAATCTACAACTTTTCCTTTTTCTAATATTATATTACCTTTACTATCTTTGATTTCTTTTGTTTCAAAAAATCTAGTATCATTTAAGGTATTACCGTATTTTTCAAGAGAGTATTGATAAATGTCTCTATTATTAAGAGGCCATTGACTTCTGACATTAGTTATATTGGCAGTTATTAAAACAACCCAATCTAGTTCATCATTGCCATAAAATTCCTCTGCTACATTTTCAGGTCTAAATTCATCTGGTATTTCATATTTATCAAATATAGTGAATACATTCTGTAAATCATCTCTAAGTTTGACTCGACGAAATAAATTTTTTACTTCCACATAATCTAAGGAAGATCTTTTATCAGATAAGAATGACTGATATAATAAATTTGGTAACTCTCTAAAATATCCCATGTTAGAATCCTACTGTACTATCTAAATCACGACCTCTATCATTAAAGTAATCTTGATCGTAAATTGGTTCAAGTTCTTTGAATGTTAAATCCATAATCATAGAAACTGGTTCTCTATTTTCGTAAGTCGCATAAACACCTTCACCAGTATAATTAACTGATATATCTTGTAAAAAGCATTGTTTAAATTTATGTAAGAATGGATGATTTTTATATCCACTCTTATATCTTAATTCAAATACATTTGGTGTATTTAAAAATAAACTTTGCTTACCACGACCTGAAGTAACTTTGGGTGCCATATTCATTTTGAATGATCTTATAATCAATTTACATTGTTCTGCTTCTTCTTGACTTCTAGGAGTCATTTTGAATGAGAACCTGAAGCTTCTTAATGTAGGACCATTGAACAATAACTCCATATTTGGGTTAAAACTCTGTCCAGATTGTCTTTGTAATATCTGATTAACACTAACATTAGCACCAAAAGCACCCACTATAGAACTTGCTATCTGGGAATTAAATAATGCTCGAAGAGTATCTTTATTTAAGTCAGCACCCTTATATGCTTCTTTTAATTCTTCTCCTACTGAACCAAATGACTCAAAAAATTTCCCTTCAGATATATCCTTTCCAAATGCTTCACCACCCCTCATTGCTGCCTGAATACCTGCACCAACTACAGTATTCATTTCACTTTCACCATAATTAACTGAGTTACCATCTTGAACTTGAGATGGTATTTGTAATAGTATAGTTCCTTTATTAACTAGATTTTGGGTTGAAAGACCAGCAGGAACTCTTGATCTTAATGGAATTCTTCTAGATCCAGGTCTACCTATAAAATTATTTTTATTATCACTACTTTTACTTGCAGGTTCATATTCTATAATATCAATTTGTAAATAATCAGTTTTTTCTGTGAGTGCCTCAAATGGATATCTTAATAGACCACCTCTACTTCTGTAAGTTCTTTTAAGACTCTCTTTAGGTAATGTTGTTGATGTTTTAGAATTTAATAATTCTTGGTTCTCTTCACTAAATCCCCCTACAATTGCTCCTACTTTATTTTTGTTTAATTCATCAACTGTTTGTTGTGTTATTACACCTGAATTAATTAAATAAGCATCCAGTTCATTTTCTTTTCTTTCATCATCTAAATCTTTTTGTGTTTTAATTATTTTATTTTTATTATTATTATTATTATTATTACCATTAGCACCATAGAATCTTGGATTCAACCAGAAAGGTAACCCATCTGTCAACTTACTTTTTCTTTTATCTGCCATTATCGACCTTATATATTAATTTTAACTATTTAGACGGATTTTTCCATAAGGAATAGAACGTAAAGATTCTATCTCTTCTGAAGACACAATATGTAGATTTCCAATCATCTCCTGCCATGTATATTGTCTCATATTTCCCCAATGAAAATTCAATCCTTTGAAACCCCAATTAAATACATCTGTGACTGCAACTAGAGGAAATTCATCATATCTAATACCAGCAGTTTTTGGTTGATATACAAAGGTATAATAGTTTCCTGCTTCAGGAGATCCTTCTGCTTCGGGTAGTGCTTCTAGTATTTCTAACATTAAGTCATCAGGACTTTCAACTCCAATTAAATTATCTGATATTTCTGCAATTCTATCTGCCATTACTTGATACCTAGTTCGTTCTCTGTTAATACTTTAAATTCTAATTTACGATCTTTACAATATTCTGTTGCTGCTTCCCATTTTGCTTGATTTTTTACATATTCACATACTTCACGAACATATGCTTTTGTTTTTGTCTTCTGTACTTTTGGTTCTATACATTGTTTCTTTGGTTTAATTTCAATAACATACTTTTTAATTTGCCCAGTGTTCTCTCTAACTTTAATATAAAAGTCTGGAAAGTATCTATGAGTACGATTATCTATTGGAGATATATAACGAATGAAAAATTCTTCACTTCCCCATTCTAAAATATTCTGATTACTATCACAATATTTCATGAATTTTAGTTCCCATAAAGAACGGTATATTATATTTGTATAATCACCTTTATATTTTGTTGGAACTCTAGGTCTAAATTTTCCCTTATAAGCCATCTAAATAGAAATAATATAAGACTCGTATAAGGTATTTAGAGTGGCAGGAATAGTACAGAGGATAACGATGCAGGAGGTCAAGGAGAAACTTGGCAAGCTGTCGTTAACAAACCAATACCAAGTTCATTTTTCAGTATTGAAACCAACGATAACTGATTATCTTGAATCTATTGGTCTTGATAATGCAAAAAACTTTTTATCTAGGGATGTAGGAATACTTTGTTCTGAAGCATCATTACCTGCAAGTGCATTTGCAACTGGTGAAGTAACTGATAATTTTATGGGTATTCCTCAAGAGTTTGCTCATACTCGTTTATATACTGATATTGATTTTACTTTTTATGTGGATCAGGAATATACGTTATTGAGAATTTTTGAAGGATGGATGGATTATGTTTCAAGTGGAGCAGATGGAGATGGAGTTAGATTGGATAATGCTGGTTTCTATAGAAGATTTAAGTATCCAAATGATTATAAATGTGATACAATGAGTATTACAAAGTTTGAAAAAAATATTGAAAGAACTTTGATATATGAATTTAGAAATGCTTTTCCAAAAGCTATTACATCTTTACCTGTTACTTATGGTGCAGCAGATCTTCTAAAAGTTACAGTTAGCTTTAACTATGATAGATATATTGTAACTAGAAGTTTAAGTTAACTCTATAAATAAATTTACTGAATTGTGAAAACATTATGCCTTTACCAAAGATTAATACTCCAACTTATGATCTGACATTACCATCAACTGGAAAGAAGATTAAATATAGACCCTTTTTAGTTAAAGAAGAAAAAATTCTTATCATGGCATTGGAAACTGAGGATATCTCTCAAATTACAAATGCTATTATTGAGATATTAAATGATTGTATTTTAACTAAAGGTATTAGTGTTACTAAACTTGCTACCTTTGATATTGAATATTTGTTCTTAAATGTTCGTGCAAAATCTGTTGGGGAATCTGTTGAAGTGAATGTGATTTGTCCTGATGATAATAAAACATCAGTACAAATTGAAATTAATCTTGATAGTATTAAAGTCCAAAAAACTAGAGGACATAAGAATATTGTTAAGTTGGATGATCAATATTCTATGAAACTTAAGTATCCATCGTTAGATGAATTTATTGATAGTAATTTTGAGTCTAATGAGGAAAGTGATGTAGATAAATCATTGAATATGATTACATCATGTATTGAAATGGTTTATGATGAAGAAGAAAGTTGGGCTGCTTCTGATTCTACACAACAAGAATTAGAAGAATTTATCGAACAGTTAAATAGTAAACAGTTCAAATCAATTGAAAAATTCTTTGAAACAATGCCTAAACTTTCTCATAAAGTTAAGGTAACCAATCCAACCACTGAAGTGGAGTCTGAAGTAGTATTGGAGGGACTAGCAAGTTTTTTCACCTAAGTATGGCTCATACTAATCTTGAGTCATACTATAAAGTAAATTTTGCCTTAGTTCAACACCATAAATACTCTTTAACAGAGATAGAAAATATGATCCCTTGGGAAAGGGAAGTGTATGTGACTTTATT